TGAGCATTATGACGCTGAGGGTATAACGCCTAAAGGTAAAAAGTGTGTTATAGAAATGAAGTTTCGTAAAACGTATTATGAAACTAAAATGCTAGAAGTTAAAAAGTATGAAGCACTTATGTCCTTGCCAGAGGATATTGTTAAAATCTATTTCGTTTCTGATCCTAAAGGAACGTATATGTTTTGGCTAGACGGAATAGAAAAATTAAAATCAGTAAAGAAATACTGCCCACGCACTACATTATGGAACTCCCAAAAAAAAAGCAAAGAAGTTTATTTGCTAGAGGAAAATCTTGCCAGTTATGTCAATAAAAACAAAATAAATAGTTAATAACTCAATTTAATTCACTATATTGTACGTAAACAAAAATTACGTATATGAATAAACAAGAATATCTTAAAAAATTAATTAAGGAATGCCAAAATGATATGGCGTACCACCACAAAAAACTGAATGAGTTTAAATTCCGAGTGAGTTTATACGAGAACCAGTTAGATGTACTAAACAATGAATAAGTACATTGAAAATCAAAACGACTTGTTGTATTATACAGATTTAGATTTATGTTTAAATTTAGTTAAGAAATGGCTGAAAGACAGACCAAACAACAAAGAGTTACAGGAACTATCAAAGGCGTTAGTATCGATCTCATTTTATGTGAACAAGCTGACGCTTGATAGGTATAGTTACAATCGTTTAATTTCTGATGCAAGGTTAGAAAAAAATCAAGCAATTTTAAAAGCACAGGACTTACACGAGCAAATAGTTAAACTTAAAAAATTAGAAAAGTTATGATTGAAAAATTTAAAAAGTATCGAGCAAATCTACTAGTGATTGACGACAAAGTTTATAGTTATGCTACTCACGTAGCAACAATAGAGTACCCAAATCTTGTAGTACCCAAATGGTATAGCGTTACTACAAGTAAGCATATTAATTATGTAGCAAAGGAATATAATCTAAATGTAATCAAGCAGTATGAATTATGATGACTGGCTAGTTTGGAATGAACACGAGTATAGGGGTTGGAACAAAGAATATACTTGTAGACATTGTGAAAAGCCAATGTATAGAGATGAGACGTATTGTTCTAGTGCTTGTTCTGAAGCAGATATGTTATGATAAAAGGTAAAGTATACACGTTAAGTGAATTAGAACAACAAGTTGTAGAATTAGTAGCACACGCTAGACATAACAACAAAGTAAATACTAACTGGGACGGACATAGAACAGTAAACAAAGAAAGTAGTGTTGATCTTAACATAGCAGGTTTTGGTGGAGAGTTTATTTTCTGTCGAGAAAACAATGTTATGCCAGATTTCATTATAGGTAATACTAGTAAAGTTATAGGTAGTGACAATTACGATTGTTGGTGGAACTATCACTCAGTTGATGTTAAAGTTAACAGAAACCCAGACAATCCGTTAATGGTTCCAACGTATGCAAAAACTCATTGTGATATATTTGTATTGTTTAGTTGTAAGTACCCTAAGTACAGGTTTGAAGGTTATGCAACAAATAGTATGTTGTTCCAAATAGAAAATGTAAAACAAACAATAGTACCTGCTTATGTAGTAGATAAGTCAGAGTTATTAACCCATTTAGAAATGTTAAACAAAATATAATATGAAAATTAAATTATTAGACAATAAAATGTATGATAAAAATATGTTGTTAGACAATATGCAAGACGATACTTTTTATTATGGAGAACTAAGTAAGTTAGCGTTGTCTAGCACCACTATCAAACTTTTGTTAGATAGTCCCAAAAAATTTTACTACGTTACAAAGTACGGAGACAGTTTAGACACTCAAGGTATACGTGACGGCAGATTATTTCACACTTTAGTATTAGAGCCAAAAAAATTTGAGGAATTTCATTTTGTAGATGTAGCCAGTAAAAACACAAAAGTATACAAAGAAGCAAAGGCAGAATATGGTACAGTATATACTAGAACAGAAAAAGAACAGGCAGAAAAGTTAGCAGATCAATTACTCAGAAACAATTTAGCAACCTCTTTTTTACAAGGTAGTGAGTTTGAAGTTCCTGTTATTGATTTTGTAGACGGCTTTCCGTTTAGAGGTAAAGCAGATGTTTTAGGTAGTTGTATTATCGATCTTAAAACGACGACAGATATTAAAAATTTCAAATGGTCAGCAGTTAAGTATGGATATGACGTACAAATGTATTTGTATTGTCAATTATTTCAAAAGCAGTATTTTGATTTTAAATTTATAGTAATAGACAAAGGTAGTGGAGACATAGGCATCTTTGATTGTAGTGAAGAATTTTATCTGCAAGGTAAAGAAAAAGTCACGTTTGCACTACAAAGGTACAGAGAGTATTTTGAAAACAAGGACTGGGAGACAACAGAAATATCAGAAAGTTTAGACGAATATGTAATAAGAGAAATTTTATGAATGTACAGCAAAAAAGAATAGCCGATAGGGTAAGTAAACACTTAGGCGTAGACGTATGGCAAAATACAAGGAAAAGAAAATATGTAGAAGGTAGAGCGTTGTTAGCAACTATCTATCGTAAATATCTAAATATGCGACTTGCAGATATAGTACGTGTCTTCAAAAAAAATAATAAGAATTGTCATCACGCAACTATTATACACGCATTAAAAATGTATGAAGTATATAAAAACTACAATCCTACACTAGAAGGAATTTTAAATGAAGTAGTATGCGATAATAACGTAAGCACAGAAAGTGTAAGAAGAATGTTTATTAAACAGAACCTGTATAACATAAACAACGAAGTAGTACAGGAGATTTACGAATTAGTATATAACAATTATAGAATATGAAAACAGAATTAAAAAAAATAGCAGAGTTGCAAGGCAACCCCACAAACCCACGTATGATAAAGTCACAAAGGTTTAGTAAACTTGTTAAAAGTATTAAGGACTTTCCAGAAATGCTAAAGTTACGTCCTATTGTAATAGATGAAAACAATATGGTGTTAGGTGGTAATATGCGATTAAGAGCGTGTAGACAAATAGGGTTAACCGAAGTACCAGTAGTAGTTGCAACTGATCTTACTCCAGAAAAGAAAAGTGAGTTTATTATCAAAGACAACAATAGTTTTGGTGACTGGGATATTGATGTACTTGCAAACCAATACGAAAAAGAATTTCTTTTACAAATGGGTATGGAAGAAAAGCAGTTAGGTTTTTTCTTAGATGACTTTGAAGAGGAATTTTATAAGGTAGACGATACAAACGCAGATTTGCCAATAGTTCCTAAGTTTAGTGAAAAGTATACAGCAGTTATGATATTTTGTGATAATGAAATGGACGAAAACTGGTTACGTAATGTTCTAAAATTAAGAAAGGCACGTGATTACAAAACAGAACGTATTAAAGAAACTAGTGTAATAACAGTAAAAGAATTTCAAAAGTTATGGAAGTCAAGATAGTAACCCCAAGTAAAGGCAGGGCAAGTAATGTAATAACAACAAAGTTAATACCCGATCTTACTTTAGTAGTACCTGCTAAAGAAGTAGACGAGTATAAAGAACATAACCCAGATGTAGAGGTTATAGCAGAGCCAGACCACGTAAGAGGCATAACTGCTAGTAGGCAATTCATATTAGAAACGTTTGATAATGTATTTATGATTGATGACGACATAGTAAGTATGCGATGTTTGTATACAGAAGAAGGAGAGGAATATGCCATAACCGATCCATTTGACGTAAAAGGTTTAATTCAAAGGTGTGCAGACATAGCAAGTGATGTTGGTGCTAAAATGTTTGGGTTCGCAAACCTTAGAAGTCCTGCTCATTATGTTAGTCACAAGCCAGTATCGTTTACTGGTTATTTAAATGCAAGTTATACTGGATATTTAAAAGGACACAACCTTGCGTATGATGTTAGTTACCCAGAAGGAGAAGACCATTATATGTCTTGTTTGAATGTTTACAAAAATAGGTATATGTTTATAGACCATAGGTATTGTTTTGTAACAGCAGGTAACTTTTCAGCAGAAGGGGGTTGTAACTTAGATAGGACACGTGAAGATATGCTTATGACAACTCTGAAACTACGTAAGACATTTGGCAATGTAATAAATGTTAAAAAACCCACAGCAGGTAAGGGTAAACTAAGAGAAGGAGAAAGAACAGTATCATTTCCATTTTAGTATGAAATTGTTATTAGCAATACCTAGTTACAATCGTCCATACGATATTGCCAAGCATTGCCATTGGTTAAATAACTTTAAATATGATTACAAAGTTTTCGTAGAGGAAGACCAAGTTATGTATTATGAGCAAAGTATTGGTATAGACAATATAGTTCAGACGCCAAATGGTTCTGGTTTAATGGGACAGATAGTAGAGATAGGCAGATACGCAACTATTAAACAATACGACATAGTTTTTAAAATGGACGACGATATGAGTTTGAAAAAACGATCAACACGTAAACACCAAGTAGCAGACGTAATAAACGAGTATGTAGAAAAATGTTTAGAGCAATTTAAAAATGAGGACGTATCATTAATCACGTGTGCAAAACCTATGGAGTATAGATATGCAAAGACAGAAGGTTTTATAGAACGTAAGCGTCCAGTATATGGCAACTATATGGTAAGACAATGGTATTTGTTATTTATGGATAAAGACCTGTTGTTGTTTGATGACTTGTGGATAAGTGTAGAGGTTGTAAAGTCACGTAAAAAAATACTTACGTATACTGGTGCTTATGAAAATGCAATCACTCACAAAAATAATGGTGGCTTACAATCATACGACAGAGACGAGTTAGGCAAACGATCATACGTAGTTGCAAAAGAATTGTACCCCCAAATTGAAATCTTAGAAAATAGTAAGCATAAAAAATTTGACATTTCTGTAAAAAATTATTTTAAATAAGTTATCTTTGTGACTAATAACAAAAAAAATAATTATGTCTTATCAAATTTTGACACGTAAAAATTATGATTTTTTCGAGTGCAGTTCTGCATTCCAAAAATCTGTACGCAGGGGTGTCGAGCGTGATGCAATCTTTTTTGGTACTGAGTTAGCAGGTAGTGGTTATGCCAAGTATTTGTGGAAACGTATGTTGATCATATCTAGCGAAGATATTGGTTTAGCAAATGTTCAAATATCTCAGCAGTTACAAGCATTGTATCAAAACTGGCAAGTGATTGCCGAAAAAAATCACGAGGAAGCAATCATTCCAATCATTCACGCAATACTTTTGCTAGTACGTTCTCCAAAATCTCGTTTGGTAGACGAAGCAAAAATGTATGCACTCAAATCTGACTATCGTCCACAAGTCCCAGATTATGCATTAGACACGCATACTCGTAGGGGTAAAAAAATGGGTAGGTCGTTACAATTTTTCTTAGACGAGGGTAGTAAACTTGTCGAGTATGTTCCGTCCAAAATTCAAGACGAGTTTTATTCTGATTTCTTTGCTAAGTATGTTCGTGATTATGCCGACAAGGTAGTACCGATTACTGGTTACGACAGCGACAATGTTTATCACAAAACAACAAAAGATATGCAGTCGCACAAGTCAGCCAATAATCATTTGTTTAATCAGTAAAATGTAAAAATGAAAAGTAAAGATAAATTTTTGGACAACTTCAAATTGTCCTTAGGAAATATCAGTATCAGTTGTGAAGCATCTGGTATAAGTAGGCAGACGTACTACAACTGGAGAAAACAAGATCCAGAGTTTTCGCAATTATGTGAAGACATTGAAGAACGTAATTTAGACCTAGCAGAAATGAAACTGCTCAATGCAATACGTGAAGGTAAGACAGCAGAGTTGTTGTTTTATTTAAAAACGAAAGGTAAGAAGCGAGGTTACGTAGAACGACAAGAAATAACTGGAATAGACGGACAGCAATTATTTGAGGTACGTATAATTGATACAGCAGAACAAATTGAAAGTAATACACACGAACAAAGTATTCCGTCACTTACAGACGGACAGGAATAAGATCATTGTAGAGCAGGGTGGCACACGTTCTGGTAAGACGTATAACATTTTGTTATGGATAATCTTTGCCTATTGTCAACAGCACAAAGGTAAAATGGTTACGATAGTACGTAAATCTTTTCCTGCCGTT